CCATTAGTTAGTCCTCCTACTTCTCCACCTCCAATGAGGAGTACTGATATTCCTGTAAATCCTCCTGGATTTGTGAGAGCTACTAAACCTCCAGAACCAGTAATCCCAGAATTAGAGAGAGCTAGGACAATGCAGGAACAACAGCAAAATCTAGCAGAAATGGGATGGAAACCCCCGCTGACTCCCATAACAAAAGAAACTCCAGCTCCGCAAGTAAGTCAGCCAGAAATAAATACATATATAAATCAATTAAACAGAGTTAGCAAAGGTCAGCCACCTACTGTAAAACCTCCTAAGACTACTACTTCCAGTCCAACTAAGAAAATGGGACTTGGTGGTCCTCAACTCGATAGATATAATAATAATTTATCAGCTTTGCAATATAATACAAAACTGAATCCTGATTTATTAAAAGAAACAGCACAGTTAGGAAAAAGTCTTGGTTTGGATCAGGAAACAGTAGCTGAAGACTTATCTAAGCATATGCATGAGAACATTAGCAATAAAGTAAACAGAGCTTGGAATATTACCGATAAAATTTATAATCCCGAATTAAAATAGTTAGAAATCTCTAGTCCATCCTAATTTTCTAATTTCAGTCATTAGATCATCTGTATTCTTATAATATCGTGGGAGGTTGATTCTTTTCCTCGATGTTGTATTGAATATGTGCATTAATCTTCCTGACATATGATCGTAAAGTCTGATGATTGTTCCATGTTTTCCTGCTTGAGAATAAGTCATAGAGTATAGCATTTCTCTTTCATGAATACAAAAAGGACAAATGAAAATTGGAATGTTTTTATTTATTCTAATACCAGAATGCAATATGTGGGTGTCATTTATTCCACAAAGGTAGCATTCAAATATATAATTACATAACTCACATCTATGTTTTCTCATCTGGAGGATCTCCTTCGCGATAATATTTAATTAGAAATAAACCTGCTCCAATAATAGTGAACATCCATATTCCAGCCCAAGGATCTTTTTGCCAAAATCCGAATGAAATTCCGCAAATTAATGCATCGACAATTGACCAAAATTGATCCATTTGTTTCATATCAGTTAATAGTCACTCCACCATTTCCTTCTTTTCTTCTTAATTCGAGATGTCTATTAATCATGAAATCACTCAACTTATAATAGATTCCTTGACCTCTTTTTGAAACAGTGATCATTCCAGCCTGGAGCATGTGTTCTACTGATTCATCTAAATCATAAACACCAAAGACTCCTGCTCCTTTGCGTAGAATTAATTTTCGTTCTATTTCATAAATTGGTTCTGCTTCTAATAGGCAAGCCAAAGCTGTTCGCATAGTAATTGATTTCACGTTCTGAGCCTCCCCTGATCCACCCAGTAATAATCTCTTTAAATCACTAAATGTCTGAATGCTCTTTTCAATCGCCTCAAGCATATCTGATTCATAAATTATCATATCATTACTATTAGCTAAACTAATTAACATTGCAGCTTTCCAAATATTATCGCCGAGCCGCTCGCTAGTTCCAGTGTAATCTTCGTGTTCTTCGGCACAAAAAGTATAATACCAGTCATCGAATGCAATTAATGCTTTCTTTTCTACAACAATCTGACCACCTAATTTTGATAAATATAATAATCTATCTACCATTCTTGGATAATCTATTCTTTCTGGGATTGGATCTCTTTCTCCAGTCAGTGAATTAATTTTGTTTCTTTTCTCTTCGTAAATGCAGAAAGTTCTAGCTAAGAAACCACCAGAGATAGCATTTCTTGGGACTGAATCAAAAAAGTGGGTTTCATTACTAGCAAAGAGTCCGGTAATGCATGGACTCTTTAACTCTATTTCTTCTTCTGAGACTAATCTTTTAGTATAACCTTGTTCGTGATATTGAGCGTCATACAAATCGGTTAGAGTAGTCAGGGAAAATCCAAATCCATCTTGAATTAAAAAACTAGCAAATTCTCCGGTAATCAAAAATCCTTCAGCATTTTTGATGATCCAGCCATTCCCTACAGTTTTTACTCTCGACAATTCTTTGATTACTCCCTGAACTGAGTTCTGTCCGTCTATAACTCTAATCTTTCCTAAATCATTAGCTAATTTCTTAGCTACATTTATGGGTACACCTTTACGTAATCCCGACTTCTTGGAAATCAGGAATACATAAATATTAGGATATAGATTGTAGACCCCGCCTCGTGAAATCCAAACTCTTTTACTTATTGCTGCTGATATTGAACTAAGTATTGACCAATAAAAATATCTTTGCGGAGATTCCAGTTCTTTAGTTGATTCTAGAAAAGATTGAAGCCATGTCATCCTCAACTCCAACCACTAAAACAGAATTAATATCTTTAATACTCATTCGTCATACACCAATGTTGAGAATTCATGAACTCATTGAGTCCATCTGTTGTAGCAGATCCATAGACTGCTAATCCCCACTGTCTTGCTAATCCCTCTTCTTTGTCTGCTCCTTCAGAAAATCCGTGAAGTCTTACTAAAACTTCACATTTTCTTAACCATGCTAAATCTTGTCTCATCCAAAAATTATATTCATGTGGATGAATTAAATGCCAAAGATCGAATAAATGAGGAATGAAAACTACGTGACCTCTATTTGCTATTCTTTCTCCTGCATCTATTGCTCTATTAAGATTTTTTGGTCTATCTCCTTTCGTCAGTGGAGCAGCAATGTATACAATCATTGTCCATCTCCTTTCTGAACATGACTTGTGTTTGGATCTTTCTGCCAATCTCTTTGTCTAACGCTTTGCCAAATTGAGTATGTCAATTCATCCAATGGTGTTTCACAGAATGAACTGAGAAAATGTAGAATACTTTTGATTGCTTTTACTGCCTCTCCTTTATGATCTTCATGCATTCTAATTCTTTGAACTTGTTTCAAATGTGAATGGCATAACTTGCCATAATAGATTAATGCTTTGGAAAAAGATACTGTTGCTCTATCAGCTCCGTCTGTTAGATAGAAACTATTCAGATTGTATCCCATTCCATTACAGTAATCAGCTAGATAAATACCGCAATCAGCAATAGCATCATTTACCTCTGCTTTACTTTCTGCTCCAGCTAATTCTCCTAATTCTTCTCCCAAACCTACAAGCGGCATCCACGGGCTGCGCCCAGGGAAATTATGTCTTTGCCAAATCAACACTTCTTCTTGAATTGTCTTAAATTTTGAATGGGGATATTTTATATTCCCAGCTTGAGGACACATTTGTGTCACTATTTGTGATCTAACAGCATTTGGTTCATCCTCAATTGTGCATTCTGTTTTATTCATACATTCAAACCAGATATTATGATCTGGACAATAGTGATCGTGCTTGCCTGAAATCATTTTGACCTCCTTGAAATCCATACGATAAGTTTCCACATTAGAACCATTGGAGCAATTATCCAAAATATCATGAAAAACAATGTGCCTATTACAAATAGATTACCAACAAAATCATCTCCCATACTATTCTTCTCCTTCACTTATATTTACTGAACAATATTTACATTTTGGACTCATTTAAATTTCTCCATTTTTCCCCAATTTTCACCAATTTTACAATCTACTGGAATCACTATCGCTGGTCGCTCTAGTGTGCATTTACTAAAGTCGATAGGCTGTTCAAAAACTGGTTTAACAATATCGTAACATTCTCTAACTCGATGCTCTGGAATTTGAGCGACAAATCCATCATGCATTTCAGCGAGAATTTCAATCCAATCAATATCATCAATACCAATAAGACAACGCTTGGTATTATCACCAATAGTTGACTGAGGTATGCCAGCATAAGCCTCCCTAAATAATTCTTTTCCCCATTTCTCAAAATATTCTCTCCTTCTACCAAACGGTGTCCAGAGAACTTTATTATTCTCTGCTAATGCCTGTTGAATTCCTTCATGAAATACTCCTTTAATTTTTGGAGACATTTCATGAACTTTCTGATAGGCTATCTTAGCTCTATAAAGAGAAACTTTCATTTTTATAGAGAGTCCTTCTTCTCCTAAATCATAACCAAGACCATGACGAGTATTCTTTCCCATTTGTCTTTGGAAATCATCTACTTGACTTAAAAATGTGAAATCTATTAAATTTTCTTTGTATTCTTCAGATACATTTCTATGTCTATTGATTGCAGATTGCATTAACTCTGGACCACTCCAGGGACCAGACAATCCATAAATAAAACTAGCAGTCAATCTATGAATATCAAGAATATCAAACAGTTCTAATAATTCATAATCTTCTGCTAATAGAGCTACTATTCTTGCTTCCGCTTGTGCTTGATCAAATTCAATGAGAATCTTCCCAGGATCAGGAATGAACATCTCTCTAATTCTTCCGCCAAACTCATCAGCTCTTGGGACAGTCTGAATAGGGACTCCCCACTTGCCGTTTCTGAGCGGCTTTTTAATAATCGAAGTTGAAGTTCTCCCAGTTTCAGTTCCAACCTGGTTATAAGTGTATCGAATCCTTCCGTCATAATCCTCCCTAGCGTCAACGTAAACAGTTTTTACTTTCTTTAAGCTTCGACTGTCTAGGACAGTTTCTATTATTTCTTTTTTTCTTTTGTCCTTTACAGCGTTGTTCATTAGTGCGGTAAGGGTTTGGTCTGAAGTGTCGGCTCTTTGTGGACATCTTAATTTTCCAAATATTAAATATCCAACTTGCTTTGGACTATTGAAATTGACGTCCTCGTTTATTCCGAATTCTCTTAACAAATCTAAACGTCTTGAATTCGTCTTTTCTAATAAATTTCCATAGAATTGACTAAGCTCTTCGCGCTTAGTCTTATTTATTAGAAATCCGCGCTTCTCAATCTTTTCGTAAATAGGATAACATCTCATTACGAAATTGTAAAAGAAATTAGTCAGACCGAAATCTTTTAAATTTTCGTCCAACGCTTGATCGCACTCACAATTGACAGCACAATCTCTAGCATTATATCTAAGTAAAACATCAAGATTATCTTTGTGAGGATTGTATTCCTTACCTTCATATTTATAGAATGGCTCATTAGTTAATATACTTGTTTGGAACGCTAGACTTTTAGGCAGCTCCGGGGATATCGTGTGCATCTTAAACATTCCGTCATCATAAAAATTATTTACTGTAAATCCTGCTGTCTCTAACCAATAGACTTTATCAGCTTTGAAATTCTGTCCGCTCTTTTTCAAGCGAATATCCGCAAGTTTGTCAGCTACTATTCCCCATATCTCAGATAGTTCGTGAAGAGGAATGCCGGAATGATTTTCATTACTTTGAAGATCTAACAATGGAATAGAACAGGCATGCTCTGGAGTGAATGCAAATCCTATACAGACTAATTGAGCTTTGTAGACTTCTGTATCACAATAAACTTTATCATAATGATTTTCATAAGTTCTAAAGAAATTTTCTAGTTTAAGGGAGTCTCTTATTATTTCAATATTTCTGATTGGAATGTTAAAATCTGGGAACTTTGATTCTTCAACTGCTTTTATTATATCGAATTGAATATGGGCCTTTTGTTTCCATGTGAACATCGCCTCTGGATTGCTATTCTTCTTAAATCTTTGAAACAATGCGGCTGGATGGATTGTTGGAATGGTCTTAATATTATAGTTAATACACGGAAGTATCGAGCCGCGCCAACTTTTTATTCCCTTCTTTCCAGTTAGTGTTTCACATGCTAAAGATCCACAAGCGACTATAACATTTGGTCGAATTGCTTCTATTTCATTCCAGAGTAAAGGCAAGAAGTCTTCTACTTTATAACCCTGTCCAGTTTCTGGATTGTTTATTAAATGCAAAACTTGCAATTCGTTATCAGGAGGTCTAACTTTCACGACGTTCGTAATATAAGTTTGACTTCTAGATATTCCTGCTATTTCTAATAATTCAGTCAACAATTCTCCCGATGGCCCCACAAAGGGTTTTCTCTGTATTTCCTCGTATTTCCCCGGAGCCTCGCCAACTATCATCAATTTTGCATTGGCTGGCCCATTTCCAGTAATCCAATCAGGAGTCATTTCTCCCCGTCTCTTCTATGACTTCAGAATAAGAGAATTCTATTTCTAATAATTTTTTATTCAAAATCATAACTACGTCTTCTGCTGTCATTTCCTTTGGCAATCCCATTACATTTAGAGTAGCTGCAACTTTTCGTTCTCCTGATTTTGTTGGTAGTAATAAATTAATCGTTTTCATACTTCTTCATCCTTTCTATCCAATTCTTCTAATAAAGCAAATCGCAAACAATCGTCAAATATTCTCATTACTTCTTCACTATCTAGACTTGCATTACCTCTGGAATTTCTTTTCATGTTTATTACGCGAAGGAAATTCTCTCTGAAATTTCTAGCGAATACAGCGGCTGTGAGTTTTTTGTTTTTCATATATTTTATTTCCTTTTTGCTTAATTTTATATTGGGGTGGAAGGAGTCGAACCTTCATCTTTCAGTAAAAGAATGTTTTACCGATATAAACTACACCCCAAACCAGACTAAGATTCAGTCTTTCGCATTCGGAAAGCTACCAAATTATTATTTGGCCTTCCTTTGTATTCTCCTCTCTGAACATATCCGTCGATATGTTTTCCAACGGGAATTCCCATGTCTTGTTGCACTCCTGGCTGGATAACATTTCCACAAGCTTCAAAAAAGTCGATTCCAAATCCAGGAGCCTTCTCTGAAATTTGAAATCTTAATGGAACATCTTTGAATGGTCCAGTTTCCACTCTACAATCGTAGACGAAAAGATCTGAACCATCTGTTCCTGCTTGTTCTTCTGCCATAGATTTAACTAGCAGAGGATACCAGCCCGGAGGTAAGAGTTTACTTCTGAGAATATCCTGTTGCGAGAAGGTCATCTTCTTTGCCATTTCATTTTCTCTCTTTCTTTTGGAATTGTTTTGGAATTTGGAATTACTAGTTTTCTTTTACTCCATCTGTGATATTTTCTTCTTCTTCTGCCTCCCCTCTAGCAGCTTTTTCTTCATCTGTCAAACCTGCTTCATAATACGCATCAGATTCAGATGCTGCTTCTTCTTCTTTTCCTTCTTCAATCTCTTCTGCTTTGAAGAGTTCTGGAAAGTTCTGTTCTACTGCCGGAGCTGACATTCCGGCTTCTGTGAGAAGCATAGCCAAATCGTCTTTGCAAGCATCTCCAGATTGAGCAATACAACTCTTAACGATTCTCTTGGCTGCTTTCATGAATTGTTCCGTGATCACGACTGGTTGTCCTCCTGTCTTTCTCTCTATGTTATCTGTGATTGTTTTGAGACTTTCTTCACTGCCTTCCCCAGAACTGGAAGCAGCACTAACTCTTTTCATTGCCCTAGCAGTTTGTTCATCAATCATTGTCTTTCTCCTTTCATTCGTTCCTAGTCTTTCTTTCCCTGAATATAGTATTGACTCACCTCCTCATATAAATCTTTTTTCGTCCAATTGAAGATTTTCGGCATGGTCGTGAAAGATGTCCGAGCCGCGACAATTCCATCATTGTGAGTTTTCATCATCCATTGATCATTTTCACAATAGAAATGATAAATCTCATCAAAATGGATTGGTAAGAATGCTGCTGCTTTCCTTCCTGCTGTCAAGATATCTCTTCTAATATTAGATTCTTGGCCTCCAGGTTTTGTATATTGAGTTGTGACAAGGTGGGCTGTTACTATTAGATTGAATCCATGAATTTTCTGAGCGACTTTTAGATCCAATATTAAATCTGAAATTCCTCTGTGCTCAACTCCATAATCTTCCACAGTCATTAAATCTATTTTTCCTTTTTTCCTTCCTTTAGATCCTCTTTCTACTTGACCAGTATCTGTATTGTATTCTAATATTCCTCTCAATCCTACAGAATATCTAAGTAGAAGTTCAGAAGTCATGGTAATTGGATCTGGGAGAACTACTGTCTTATATGGACAACTTTTCTCCAAACTTTTTACTTTTTCATCTAACTCTCCAAACTCTGTGAAGACATCAAAATCAATATCTGTTCTTCTACCCCGATACCATTCTGCGACCGCTCTAATTCTTCCATCACAATTCCCCATGTATAATGGTCCAGGCCAGCTCGCAGCCGCGATACTTTTACCAGTTCCAGAATCACCTTCGAGGAGTATTGTTTGTGGTTGATCATTACTATTGTATTCGTTTAGATTCATTCTCCTATCTCCTTTAATTTTTTGTCTGCATATTTTTGGACATCTTCACAGATACTAGCTAAAAGTTTTGAAACCATTTCTAATTTCTTCAACAATTTTACTATCAATTCTACTTCTTCTCTATTCGTCATTTCTTTTCTCCTACTAATTCATCGTTTGGAGTGAAGACACCGCACCAGAAATCACCTCTAACTAATGGCCATATTCCTAATTTGCTTGGCTTATCTTGGGTTTCACTTAAATACTGATCAATATTTGAATACGAAGCCGGAAATGGTGGATTTGCTTTGCAAGCTCCCAAAACATTATCTGTTCTCTTTTGTACTGGAAACTTGTCGAAGAATGCACAATTTGCACAACTTATCTTGTCTACTTCTTTTGATGGACTATTCATCTTTTACTCCTATTCTAATCCCTTCCCAATGTCCCAGGGAGTTCCGACTAAATATTCACTACCAATTAAAAATTCTCTTCCGCTTGGTCTTGTTGCACAGTATCTTTGAAGATAACAACCATTCCATTTCTCACAACTAGTTCTGTTCTTTGGAAATCCTTTACTACCGTCGTTGTAGAGAATCATTTCTTTCGCTTCACGAACTGCTTCCTGTTTCCATTCATCCAAACTTTCTGGATTATAAACAAATGGAGTTCTTAAGAATCTATCTTTTGGTTTTAAAGTTTTCTGGAATCCAATTTTGTTCACAATTACGGTGTCAGTCTTTAGTGCAGTTGCGTATAAATTAAACTGATTTCTTAGGGGGGAATAATCTGTATTCCTAGACATTCTCTTGTGATCCATCACGATAATGTCAGAACTTCCAGAATACTTGAAGATTAGATCTGGCTGCCCGGCGATCAAGACTTGGATTTTTTGATCACTATATATCTCGACTGTGAATGGTTCCTCAACATAGAGAGGAATGATATTCTCGTCTTCGTAAAATCTGTGATATTCTCTAAACTGAAAGATTGTCTCTGCGACTTCCTCAGTAGTCAAATCATAGTCGAGCGATTTAATTCTTCCTCGCTCGACTATCTCTTCTAACTTTGCTTGGTCTATTGTTTCTTTATTTAATTTTGCTTTGTAATACAATTCCATGAAGTAATGGAGAACAGTTCCTTTCTCGAAATAACTCTCTTGATGTTTTCCTCTAATGTGTCTCTGATGGAACATATGCCATCTAAACTTGCACATCTCCCAATTGTCAAGCTCAGTTGCGTCGAATGCTATTATTATTTTTCTGTCATCTTTTTCTGCGACTTCAGCACACATACTTATCTCCCTAATACTATCCAATAGTACAATACTATCAGACATATGATTATAGTTGGGATAGTTATGAACACAAAAATAATTGTGTTTGATCTCATATTCCTTCTTTCTTAGCTCTATCATCTAAGATAGCCTTCAATCCTAATTCAACTTCAAACTCCATGAAAATAGACAACGCTAGCAAAGATGCAGTTCCACCATTCTCATTTCTTACTTTTACCAACAATTCAGGGTAATATTTTACTGCAAAATTTATCATTGTGTCATAATCATCTATTGAATCCTCCCAAGCTACCTGAAATTCTTCCAGTGCATCTTTCAATTTCACTAAAGAATTTATTCTACGATCAATTATCTCTTTTGATGCTTTCATATTATATTCTCACTTTCTCTTTGTGAATCTTCCGAAATAATACCCTGACATAAACATTACTGATAATATTAACCAAGATACAATATATTTCATTTCGTTCCTTTTACTGTATTTCTTTCACTATGCCCTGTATTCCTTTCACTATTCCTCTCAGTGACCAAACGCGATAGAGTCCTGCTTCTTCTCTAACGCTTTCCCATATTAATTTCGCTAGCAAATTAACATAGGCCAATGATTTAAGCCTCTCTCTGCTCTTTGTCATTTTAGCTATTATAGTCACTGAGTTATTCCCTTCCATTTCTCTCAGGCTGGCCGGAATGATAATTTATCATATCTCGGAATCGCAGTCCCGGAGCAGCGGGAAAGGAATTTTACGGAATCAATTCGATTTTGAAACCTTTCTGGGCATTCTGAGCCGCATCGAAAATTTGATCCACTTCTTCTGGTTGCTCATCAAAACCAGCAAACAATAGAGAAGCAGCTTGGAACGAACTTATTCTTTTTTCATCCTCTGTGCCTTCTCCATCTACTGCTTTCAGAAGATAAGCTCCATCTTCTTGCCTTTCAATTGTTCCATGAACATCTTCAAGCCAAAATTCAAATTTGATCATTTGTTTTTTCTCCCAAACTTTCTCTTTCTTTTCTGACTTCTTCTGCTTCAGTTTTGAAGCCTAACTTAATCTGAGCGTAGAAACTCAATGCAATAGTTTCGGCTTCCTCCTTTGATAGAGCTAGAATATTGTCGTAAGACCAAACAATTACTCCGCTCTTGTTAAGTATTCTGACGAAATATTTCTTTCCTTTAATCATACTTAATTCTCCTTGTATCCTCTCAGAACTGGAAATGGTTCTCTCCCAGATTCCCACCGAACCATTTGAATTTTGTTGTCATCTAGATAATGATTCAGAGCTTTCAATATCAAAGCTTGTTTGGCTGTTCTGGTAATTTCAACATTCTCACTTTTATAAGTGAAATATCTTTTCCTCAAGGCGAAAGCTGGATCATTACTATCTAGATTGGCTCCATCGGCACATTTGGCGAAAAACTCTGCGACTTTTTGTTCTAGATGTTCTACTGTATAGATCCTGCCAAAGTAGAAAGCCAAGAATGTTACAAAACTTGGCTGGTTCAGAAACCTCCCAGCCGCGTAGAATTCAGCAGAAAGATTTGAAAGATATTCCAGATGTGGTTTCACCAGCTCTACTAATTCAACTGTCGGAATTGCGAATTTAGCTCCACCACCAGCTAGATTCACTGGCGGCCATTGCTTGTGCAGAAGTTGGTGATATAATCTGGCTACTCCACCAACTGTGGCACCATTCTTTACATGGAGAAAATCTTGCACTCTTCTGGCTTTGGCATCATCAATAGTCTCGAAGACTTTTATGTCTGTGTCAATCCCTCTGACTACTAAACTGGGAACTGTTTTTGCTGAGATTGCGATGGCTTGAAGTCTGTGCTGTCCGTCTATTAGATTTCCTAACTTGTCGTAGACTATTGTGGCCCCATTGAATTTCCAATTGTCTGTTCTTACTGCTTTTGCAATTTTCTCCACATGAGTTTTCGCTACCTTCCGCTGGAATTCCGGGACCGCGCTCAATGCTGCTATTGCATCTTCTGGACTAATCATCTCCAGTTCTACTGTAATTCCCAGTTCTTGCAATGTTAACTTTCTTTCTTGACTTGTTTTACTTTCTTTACTTTCTTTACTCATATTGTCTCCTATTGATTGTCTTTACTTTTACTTAGAATCGCATGGAACCATCCTAGTAGAAAGCCAAATAGCAATCCACTGAGGAATATCAATATTGGTACTACTATTGTTTCAAACATTATCTAGAGTCTCCACTTCTCTCTTCCTTTCCTTACAATCATTTCTGCCAATTCACTAACGAGTCCAGTATTCCAAGATTCAATCTTTCCTGTGTCGATCTCTTTACCGATTGCTCCCTTTCTTTCTCCTAATTCTAGGAGATATTCGTCTATTGTTCCAAGAGCTACTGGAATCATACAGGTTATTGATTTACTTTCTTGTCCTATACGGCGAAATCGTCCACTAATAGCCTGATCCTCGTTTGCTGGATTCCACTGTCTTTCGTGAAGAATTGAATCACTCATAAACTGGAGATTGATTGACTCTCCATGACTCAAAGTACTCAAGATTAAGATTCTGGCATTCGGATTATTCTTGAATTCTTCAATCTCTGTCTGAACGTCTTTTCCTTGAGTCAATACTTTTACTGTATTCTCATGTTGGTCAGTTTCCTTCATGAATTGCGTTAATTTTTCAGCTAAGAATTCACGACTGTCGATGTGGTGCGTGAATATTGCAAGTTTCCCAGACTTACTTAATAAATACTCTAATGCTAAATCACAAGTGAATTCTACTTTCGCGAGGCTCGTTTCATGCCTCAGTATTGCCAATTGAGCGAGCAAGTTAAGTTGTATCTCTTTTTGACTAGCAGATTCGTACCAGTCAATAAATTCTTTCTCCGAATCTTCGTACAGAGATTTCATTCTTTGATCCATCTCAACATACTTTTGTTGCTTGAATAGTTTAGGCAATTCTGGCATGACTTCATCAGTTGTGCGCCTAATCATGTAATCTTTGGTCATTTCCTTGAATGCCTCAGGATTTCTTAATCCAGTCCACTTCTGACTATAGCCAACTGCACTCTTTACATATTCATATCTGACATAATTCTGATTGAACTGAGACGGCCTAAAGTATTTTTCAGGCCGTACTAAATTTAATGGGACGAAGTATTCACTAGCACTATTCTTCATCAGCGTCCCAGACATTGGTAGAACGTGTGGGATTCCTCTTACGAGTCCTTTTATTGCTTTACTTCTTTGAGACTCTGGATTCTTGATAAGATGAACTTCATCTAAGATTATTGTTTTAGTTCTGTCAATTATCTTAGCCCAAGCTTCTTTGTTCTCATCTCTCTGTCGAACAGTCATGTCTTTATTTGTTGCGAATAAGATATAACCTCGACCGTGACATGCTTCGCATGTCACTTTTTCTTTTATTTCTTTAGGACCTATTTCTGTTTTCTGGACTTCACGGCCTGTTGTCCTCTCAATAATAACTGCATCTAGCCCTGAATCTTGATATTTCGTTTGCGTCCGGGTTCCCTCACCGGCGCAAACGTCGCAAGTATTCTTAAGATCTGAGAAATGAAACATCTTATCCAGTCTGTTCAGTAGATCATAAGAAATGATATGGACCTGGAATAACTCGAATGGAGTCTGCGAGCTTGATTCTATGACTTGTGCTGGAATCTGGAGAATGTCCATTGTTTCCAGAAGCATATTCGTTTTAGCAATACTTTTGCAAACAAATAGCAAAGGCAAAAGCTCATCTTGTTTTGCTAAGACTGTTCCTAGACCTTGGACGGTTTTGCCAAGTCCCATTTCATCTGCGAAAATAAATTTTGCATTCGCTTTTAATGCGGCTAAGATCCCTTTTGCCTGATATGGGAAAAGATGTTTTCCAGAATGAGTCTTGATTGCGGTAACGCAATTTCTTTCGTGAGTTGGGCAGTATGGAGGATTTTCTATTTGTTCGATTAACAATTCGATAAGAGATTTTGTCTCTTTTATTTCGTCTTGTTTTACTGTATTCCCTTCGCTAGGCACTGTATTTGTCTTTTCTTCTCCTTCTCCTCTGAGCGAAGCGAGGAGGGACTCTTCAATATAGGAATGTCCACAGGCAAAGACCAACATTTTACCTGAAGATCCTAAATCTATTTCGGATTCTAAATCTGAGACCTTTCCACAGAACTTGCATGCTTTCCGAATATTAGTATTAGCCATTGTATTCCTCATCTTCTGGAAGTTCTGGAGCAAAATCTAAATAATTTCCTTCCTCTAATTCGGCTTCTGTGGCACATCCTGAACAAACAATGATTCGATCTCCCGCAGCCTCGCACCTCGTAAATTCAGTTGTTTTAATGTCGGATTCTAGTGCATTGACTTCCAACATTGTGTAATCATAGAATCTTTTCTGACATCTGCAGCATACTAATTTCATACTCTATTCTCCTATTCACTATTCTGTATTCTTCTTGGCCGTCGCAGCCGCAAGCAATTCTTTGTACTTCTCTCCACCGAAATCTATTCCCATTTTCTTTAGTTCAGCTCGCATCTTTTGCATTACTGATTCTCCAGTCTCTACTTTCTTGTCCACTGTCGTACGTTCTCGATCTAGTGTCTTTTGACTTGCGGGTCGTTGTTCCATTGCATGAGCGAGACGCATTTTACTAGATTGAGCTTCTTCTTTTGAAAGTAGACCAGAATCTACGTGTTTATCTATTTCCTCTTGTAAGACTTGAAGTGCATACTTCTCTTGTTGCACTTGTTTCTTGTGGGCCTTGAGCATTGTTTGGTATTCTTTTACTTGTCTCAGGATAATTTGTTCCCTTTGTTCAGGAGTTTTCCCTATCAGCATTTCTTTTCCTATCCTTCTTCTAATTTCCTGAGTTTCGATTGGATCTAAAGAATCTGATGCGCTGTCTACTGCCCCGAATTCGGCCAAGTTTACGTAATGTCCACAAGTTAATTTCCTGAATTTCTTTCCGTTCTTTTCGATTATTACCTCAGTCAGGACTTGAATTGTAGAATTCGGATTGTCGGCAAGCTCGAATTGTGAACGTCTGAGAGTCTTGCAATTTCGGTTGTTGCAGAAGTATTTTAGATTTTCTCTTGATGTCATATTGTATTCCTAATTTTGTTCATCTGTCTCGTAAATTCTGACTGAATGTGCAAATACTAATGATGCTGCTTTCAGTGCATTAACTTTGATTGTTTCCTCTCCAGCATCGTCAGCCTCGATGATTGTCAGATAGAATCCATCCTCTAGTTCTTCTACTATTCCCAATTTTTCTTCTGGTAAAGCAACATCAAAAGACTTACTATCTTTTGGCCAATCACCCGGCATTTTGTTCTCCTTCTTCAGGAAGATTCTCGGATTCTTTTGTTAATTCAATATCTTCTTCGTGTTCGGCAGGATCTAAATTGAATGTGTGCATTTCTTTCTCTCCATTTTCTCTTGGTTTCTTACTTTCCAATAACTTGTCTAATTCTGCGTTATCTCCTGTTAATTTGTTTAATTCTTCTTTCTTCTTTTTTGCTTCAGCTCCAAATCTATGCGGAGAATTGCAATTCACACAGTGAGGTTTGGCTTGTGCGTTATGTAGTACTTTTTGATATATTATAAATGGTTTGTGGCAATACCAACATTCTGCTTCTCTCCCAACCATGTCAGCCGCGTGTCTATAATGATTGCATCCTGATTTAACACAAACCCAGCGTAACTTTCCAGATGGAAATGGGCGTTTTAGATATAAGTGATAATGTATTTGTTTGAATCTTTTCGCCATAATTTTCTCTCTTTTCTTGGAAAGTTATATTATAATTTTTTTACTCCTATTAGATAGACTTCCGCCTACGAATACAATTGTAGCATTAAGTGGGGGAGGGTGTCAAATCGGCCTGACGTCTAAGTCGTGTGCTGTCAGCATCTTACGGGCAAAAAAAGAGTATCATCCGGGCATCATCCGGGCATCCGAGGGGCATCTTGTAATGGGGTAGGTGCCTGATTCCATAGATGTTATCGAATACCCCCCTATATATATTAATTTTATATATATAATATATGTGTATATATATCAATAAGATACAGAGTAGAACTAAAGTGCTACCCCCTCACAAATAATCAATAGGAGACAGGGTCTTTTCGCTAACCTCAATCAGCTCAGGTGGTTAGGTCACCATCCGATCAGCAGGGAATGCTCACATGATGCCCATAAGATACTCATAAGATACTCGTAAGATGCTAGTAAAAGTCAAAATTGAAAGATCAGAGAAAGATGCGAATTTTGGTCTAGAATAACTTTCAATATTACAAAGTTATTCTCAACTTTTAATATTACAAAGTTATTCTATAACTGAGTAGATGAGGCCGAGGGCCGAATTCAGGAGTAGAAAAATCACAAAAATTCGGAGATTGGTCTAGGCCGTAAGTCATGGGCCTGTAATGGTTTGCGGGCTGTATAACTGGCCGAGCGCAGCGAGGACATTTGACATTGAGGGCAGAATATGAGAAGATAGTAGTCAGATTCGGGGGCAAAAGGATTTTTGAAGCAGGCCCAAAAAGTTATAGAATAACTTAGATAGGGACTTGACAAGTGGAGAGCAAAAACCTATAATTGAACTCGGATCTAGAAACAAACTTTCAAATAGGAGACAAGTATGAAAACCGAAGAGACAATTAAGACCGAACAGACCGAAGAGAAGGTAGCTCGCGGATTGCAGATCAGGAACTTTGACGGCAAGATTGCTGAAGTTAAAGACGGCAAAGTCGTGAAGAGTCCTGAAATCAAGTATACTTATGACCGAATCGTTCTGCCGTGGTCTAGGACTGGAAAAGATTCGGAAGGAAACGAAGTGCTTGGCGCAGTCCCGCAGTTGTCTGAGATCATAGCTTGGGCACAGAAAGCCAGCTATACAACGGAGTTTAAACTGAACTCCGAAAATCAACCCGAAGGTCCATCAATTGTCGGATTTTTAGTTGATGGAATTAACAGTTATTTAAATAGAACGGCTCGCGTTAAGGCCGAGAATACTGAAGAGTCTGTTTTTGAGAAGTCTATTCAAGTTTTTATGAAAGGCTTTGGTTTGAATCGAGAACAGGCTTTAGCAAAACTTGTTGGCATGACTACAGCAGCCACTAACAAGTCGTAACCTTTTGGCCCGGACCTAAAAATCCGGGCCTTTTTTCTGTTCGCTAGGTACTAACTTTATAGTAGGTCGTGCTAAATAATTAGTAGACAAAGAACTTCGCGCGGCCGCGGGCCTTGCCTCGTGAAGTGCTTCATTCTACAGAGTTAAATTGCCGTGCAAAGCACTCTACAATACAAAGTACTTTAATAACTTTCAAAGTACTTTACATAGCAAAGTAAGTTATTGCAGGCTTTGCAGGAGATCCCCCCTATGCAGTCTTTAAATGGTTCCATCGAGTGGCAAGCGGCGTGCTTCTTGATCCTTCAACGTAAGTGTCTATTTCCAATAACTTACAGTAAAATAGAGTCTCATATTCTATAATTCAAGCCAATTTTAAAAAATTTTCCTCGTCAGGATGCTCGCTAACGCTCGCATCTTACCTAAGCCGACTCCTAACATGGCTTGATTTCGGGGACGCCTATAAACGATTTTAGCTCTAAATTCAATCAACCAAAGCACTTAGGAGGCCCAAAGAAAGCCCTTGACAACTCCGGAGCCGCGTGTTATGATGGTCCCATCAGGTCAGAGGTGTATCCGCTCATGATTCTAGATCCAGAACAAGTTATTAAAAGAGTCTCATCTCCTAATAATATTGTCAATAAAGCAGAATTAGAACGTGAGAAGATTAAGTATGAAATTGAGATAAGAGACGGCAAGAATCATCAGGGACGTCTCGGATCTCATAATCTTTCTGACGAAGAAAAGTTAGCAATTGGAGTTCTCGCAAATACAGTAGGAAATGAACTAGCGGGAGAAATGTTAGGAGTCTCCGAAAATACTGCACGACACCTTAGAACTGCCCAAACGACATTATCAGAAGGTCAGGGAACACAAAGATACGGTCAAGATCAATCTCTAAAAGATAAAATAGCAGAGAAAATAGAAAAGACTAAACTTTCAATATCAGAAAGAGCAGCTGAAAAGTTGCTCGAAGCAATGGGAATGATTACTACAGATAAATTGTCCAATGTCTCAGCAAAAGATGCTGCTCAGATTAGTAATCAAATGTCTCAAGTTCTTCGTAATATGACTATCTCTGCCAATTCTGGGAATGGGAATGGAAAGTCAAGCGTGAAAATAATCTTGCATCAACCAAGGGAAGCGAGTGAAACGAGCTTCGATGTTGTAGAAATAGGATTGAATTCATGACTGTTGGAGAATTAATAGAAATATTGGAAAAAGTCGATTCGAATTGGGAAGTAGAAATCTCTCATGAATCAGAATCTATCAGAGATCCTGTTGAAGAAGTTCGTGTTATTCCAGAAGTCAGGATAGTCGTAATTGCTTAATGAAATTTGCTTGGTATGATATCTTCTGGACTGTAGTAACATTAATATCGGTTATTATTCTGGCATACGTAATCATTAGATTGTTTGCTCAATTAGGATCTTAGCATGAAATTGAAATTTGGTAAACATAAGGGCGAAGATATTATGGATATTCCAATAGATTATCTTAAATGGTTTGAGGAGAACATCTCAAATTTGTCAGATCCAGAAAGAGAAGAAATCAATCATGAGATTGAGAGACGAGAAGGCGATCGTTCAAGTTTAGGATTTCAGAGGAGAGGAGTTAGAGACTAATGAAAATAGAAGAATTAGACAATATTTTTACTTATCATGCTCCAAAAAACGACCAGGCACAGAGATATGAATTATTGAGAGCCAAAGCAAAAGAATTAGCTCTCGTAATTAATTCTTTGTGTCCTGAATCTAGGGAGAAATCTCTGGCTATTACGCATCTTCAGAATACAATAATGTGGGCCAATGCTTCCATTGCCATTAACGAATAAGAGAAAATAAAGAGTTGCACATTTCTGCTTCAGTGTGCAATTGGTTTCTATGCTTCTTTCCCAATCCTTCTCTGCTCTCCCAGGGAACTGGTGAAAAAGAAGTAACGAAAAGAGAAGACAAAAGGAAAGGAGAGGAAATGACCAAAGAGGATTTAGAAAGAGAAATTTATTTGTTAGAACTAGAAAGCATTGACGAGTTAGAAGAACGAGTCAATGCGGATGGAGGTGAAACGGTACTACCACTATAAAACAAAAGTCTCTCGATCATCCAAAAATTCCTTCGAAAGTCTTAGGTTTCTACACTTCTTCCCAATCCTGGGAATTGCCTCCAATGAAGCAAAGCCGCTCAGGATAAATAAGAAGTGAAGAGAAATAAAGGGAATATGAGTTACGAATGCAAAGTAATGGCATTGCATGCAATAATGGATAGGTTAACTTATTATTCTTTCTTTCTTGTTACTGGTTACGGAATCTATGTAATCTTACAAACTACTTTTATTGTCTTGATGTTAGGGAATGGAAAAGCCACCAAGTAAACCATTAGATCCTAAAGACCCGAAAGTTAATTTTATGCGAGCAGAACTTGGGCCTTTTAAATGTGGGAACTGTCATTATTTCAATGGTAATGGAAAGAAATGCAAATGGGTCAACGCGAATTTGATGATCGGTGACTGTTGTAATCAATATTTAAAGAAATAATATGAATAGTAGCGATTTAATAATGAAACAATTCTTCGATAATGAATTAAGAAGACAAAAGGAGTTCAAGATGGCTTGGGACAAAGATGCAGTGGCAATCGGGCAATTGGCTACTTCTATAGAAGTAAGAAATAGAGATATTGTTCCTAATCTCAAAGCACAGAGACAGGAATTAATGAATAGAATAAATAAAATAGATGCATTGCTTCAACTTTTGGAAAGGAATCCAGATTTTCAGAAATTATTTGATTTGACAAGAGAACTAATTTAATAGTCTGACAATTTAAAATCTCGTTCGCGGCCACGAGCGGGAAATCCCAAAAGAAGATTCAAGACCCCACTTTTCTTGCAAGAGGGAGAGTGGGGTCTTTTCTTTTGGGGCATACAGGGAATAGTGAAAGGAATAGTGAAAGGAATACAGGGAAATAAAAGGAGATAAGAGGAGAGAATATGATTAAAGAAGAACTCAAGAAACCTCAGTATATAGCTCTAGGAATTGTTATAATCATTTCTCTCCTCATTTATCGAGGCTCGGAGGCGCTGTGGAGTGTAGTGGCTCCGACTGGTGTTGTAGTCAGCGGGACCGCAGATAATAACTTGAAAGAAGTCGCCGGAAAAGCGGTTTCGACATCAGCAGACGGAATCCAGAAAGTTTCAGTCCCAGAATTACAAGCTGCACAAGATCCATGCTTTGCGAATAAATTAGAAAATTTCAATAAAGTTGTTAGCTCTACGATGACTGCTTTGCTTTCTCCTACCACTGAAATACTTCACATTTGTGGAATTCACGTTGCTAGAAATACTACCAATGATGTAACAATTACTATTATTGAGGGTGGTGGAGTAAATTGTGCAGCAGATCCTACAGTTTTAGCTGGAGATCCAGAACCATCTAGAGGAATCAGAATTGGACCTGGATTTTCACGGGGCGACGCAGGTGCAACCGTGTTTAAGACTACTAAACAAGATCATACAGTATGTGCTGTGATTGGTAGCGGTGCCGGGAATGTTATTGTTTCAGGGACATATATAAAGGGCTAACATTAGAGGCTAATTATGAGAACTACAGTACACATAATCTTATTAGTATTTGCTTTCGTTTGTTTTATTCTAGCTGCAATAAAATCGACTAGCCGAGTGGATCTAACAGCCGCGGGATTGGCATTCTTAGTTGCTTCTTCTTTATTTTAGAAAAGATGATTGAAGCTACTCCAGTCATAGAGAAATCTTGGAAACCAAATTCAGGGAAGCAATCTCTGTATGCAGGTTTACCAGATTCTATTTTTGAGCAATTTTATGGAGGAGCAGCAGGAGGAGGAAAAAGCGAAATTTTGTTGATGAAACCATTGTTAAGGAATTGGATTGATAATAACAGATTTCAAGCTTTGATTCTCAGAAGAACTTACAAAGAATTAGAAGAAAGTTTAATAGAAAGATCTAAACGTGGAGGCATGAATAAAGATGGATCGGAAATTCCAAGTTTTTATGACTTCGGAGCTGATTTCAATGAACAAAAAAAGAAGTGGCGCTTTCCATCCGGCGCCACAATTACTTTTGGACATGCCGAAGAAGAAGCCGATGTCCGAAAATATGATACAGCCGAATATCAATATGCTGCCTTCGACGAACTTACCTCTTTCACAGAATTTCAATACAAATTTATCGCTTTCTCTAGAGTCCGTAGTGTTATACCTTCCATTCCCGCATTGGTATGTAGTGCTTCCAATCCCGGAAACATCGGACATAGATGGGTTAGAGAAAGATTCGTCGAGCCAGCACCCAAAGGATCTAAAATAATAGTAGAGAATATTAAAGGAGTATTAGTAAAACGAATTTTTATTCCAGCATTCTTGACAGACAATCCAAGGTTAATGGAGAATGATCCTCTCTATATAACTCGTCTGGAAATGCTTCCCGAGGCTGACCGGCGTGCGAAACTCTACGGAGATTGGTGGACATTTGAAGGGCAGGTCTTTGGAGAATTTAGAGATCAAATCTTTCCAGATGAACCTTTGAATGCTTCTCACGTTATCTCTCCTACAGCTATCTATCCTAATGGAAAATTAGTAATCTACAAAGAATTTACTTGCCAAAAAACTACAGTAGAACAATGGACTGCTCAATTAGCTAATATTTGTCTGGCTGACAATTTAGATCCATTAGTAGTAATAGATCCCTCTGCTTGGCAAAATCGTGGTCAAGGAACGATTGCAGATCAATTCTCTAAAGAATGGAAACGAGTATTTGGTAAGTCTCCACGACTGGAGAAAGCAGACAATGATAGAATCAGTGGAAAAATGCTCGTCCACGACTATTTACGTTGGAGATCCAGACCTAAATATAATAAAACAATTGCAGAAGATTATGACCCTGAGCGAGCTGCGTGGATTATGCGAAACCACGGAATACAGGCACATAAATTATATCTTGCACAATTCACGACTCCGAGCGATACAATTGAAGAGGATATCCCAAGATTACAAATAACTAAAGACTGCCCAGTATTAATAAAGACCATTCCTCTTTGTGTTTATGATGAGAAGAATATTGAGGATGTTAAAGAATTTGATGGGGATGATCCTTATGATAATTTGAGATATCTTCTGAAGACGGCTGACAGATTTAAACTAGAAGACTTGCCACAAATTCTTTCAATAGATTGGGGATTTAGTGCAATGACTCACGCAATGTGGGCAACGAGTTCTAATAAACTTAACGAACGATACAATTTAAGTCATCCCACTAGTGGTGGGATGGATTGGAATGTTTATTATCGTAAACTAGAAATAGATCAAGCGAATAAACCAACCAGAAAATATATTGTTATGGGGAGGAGAAGAGGTGTGGCCTTTCGATAAAATATTAGAAGCACGAATAAGAGAATTAGAAAGAACCATTGAGATTGTGACTGGAGCTAACAATATTCTGGAACGTGAACTCGGAAGATCTCAAAGTCAAGAGACTTTTTTGTTGACTAGATTATTAGAAATAGGAGGTTTGGCTCCAAAAACTCCATTTGCAGATCCAGGTTTTTCTAGACAAAGACCAGTTGCAATGGGTGGGAAGACTGCGAATTGGAGAGATCTTCAACAAAATCTAGAGATGAAAGCTAGAGAAGAATATTGGGAACAGAGAAAAAAAGAACAAGAAGCTAAAGAGAAAGTGAATCAAGGATCTGAATTCTTTGCTACAGATAGACGTAGAGAAATGGATGAAATAGAGAAGAAAATTTTATGATAACAGGAAAATGTCAGTCACTAGTCCTAAACAATGGCGTCTAATGGCCGGAATAGCTCATGGAATGAAACCAACGAAATTAGGGAAACGACACGGCGCAGGACCATCTCCAGAAGTTGCTAAAGAATTTATTGAAAAGACTCCAGCTAAGAAAAGAAAACAATTTGCTAAAAGTAAATACTAATGCCTCAAGATCCTAATTTTTCTGATAGAATTAGAGCATTCGTTAGACAGCCG